TGTAGCTGATTCTACTCTTAATATGTCTTCTATATCACCTGCATTACCGTCTTCTTGTCCTAGATATATACTCGATTCAGTTGTAGAGATATCGGTCATTACACCACGAACTGTTGCTAATGAATCTACTCGTAATCCGTCTCTATCTGATACTGTTACAGCATCGCCTACTTCGAATGTACCGACATAGGGTAATATTAGTTCAAACTCATATGCATTAGTTGCATCATTTGTTCCACCCATTCCTGATGCATCATTGATATATGCAGATGCTATTATGCTTCCTGTTGAGTCAAATTTATTTACTGTTCCGTTCTTATATGGTGTTAAGTCTTTTATACTAAACAATCTCATTACAGTTGGTTCGGAGAACTCTGATTCAGATGGTTTTAAAACATTTTCACCTGGGAATGTAACTTCTGCTTCTAATCCATATAATATTCTAAATAAAAATTCGTATGATTCTTTCGAACCTTTCGAAAGATATAATTCTTGTACATGCTTTTGTAGTAGTCTCTTATTGGCTAAAACATCTCTGTCAATAAATGGCATGAAGTCTCGTCTGAAATATTCTAAGAAGTCTCCAGATGTTTTGTCTACATCAGCATATGATAATAAGTTGTTTGCAGCTTGTAATGGACTAGCAACAAACGAAGCCACTTTGGCAGTCATTCCAGATTTCTTTCCGATTATAGTTTCATCTATATCAAATTGTGTTTCTGAAAATTGTTCAATATAAAGGTTTGAACTAGTACCTATAACATCAATTCTTCCTACAGCACCTGTAGTAGAACCTACTACGAATTCATCTTTTTCAAAAGATGTCTTTTGTGCGCCGCCAGAATCAATGTCGATTTCATAATTAAATTTAGCAGAGGTTACAGAAGACGGAGCATAAGTACCAGACTCTTGTAAAAGATTACCTCTTTCACTTGAAGCATTAAAGGCCTCTCCTGCTGTTGTACCGTCTTCTAAACCAATGTAATCAATGTCTGCACCTTCTTTATAGAATAACTGTCCTTTCTCTAAAAAATCAAAATATGATTTAATAAAAGAAACAAATCGAGGTCCGTCCTCCTGATAAAACTCAGGAAGAAGTTCCTCGATTTGGTCGGCTATTCTGTCATGAAAAATAGGCATCGATTAATAATTACCTTACGCTACTGCGTATGAATTACCACCAACGATTATCCAGCTAGACAATGTACCTGAATACATTAGAAATACTGAATCACCAACGGCGTTCAAAGTAATTGTTGTTCCACCTGTAAAAGCAGCTGGTGTAATTCTGGAAGTACCAGAGTTAGTTAGAGCTTTTAGGTAAATGATTTTCAACTGACCAGGTACACCTGCTGCTAACGCTAAATCGTCATTAGCTGCTGATACAGTATGGTTAGTAATTGGTGTTGTAACAGAACCTGTTACAGTATCACCTGTAAGAGCTTGTTCAGCTTCGGCGAATGCGATGAAGTCTGGTAAGTAGTTCAAGAAATTCGATACTGAAAGTTTCTTGTTTACTGGAGTTCCAGAAGGATCATCAATTACATGTAGAAGGTCTTCACCAGCTACGCTTGTGCTTAAATCCGTAAGCGCGGTTATTTTTTTATCTGCCATTTTTAGTTTCCTCTTATTAGCATTATTTGAACCCTATTACTAGGGAATTTTACTCTATGCATATACATAGATCATTATGAAGAATAACTAGATGAGGTCGTATAACCCACTCCAGCACTCGTTTCACCACTCGCAACTGTATCTGCAACTCCTGTTACAGAAATTTCAGAAGCAGTGATATCCAACAACTGATTCTTAGTTGATATTACATCATTTGAACTAGGAATTGTTGTGAAATCTATAGATGAATCTGTATTAGATGTTGAACTATAAGTCAACGAATTAATACTAACTACACCTGTTGAATATATTATTGTACCTGCTGCATTATCAGAATACACTCTTGTTGAACCGTCCAAGTAATATCTTCTAATATTACCTGTACCGTCATCATCAAAGAAATAATTATTTACATCTCCAGAGATAAAGAATCCTGTAGATGTTATAACTCCACCACCCATACTATTATGTCCTGAATGTGGATTATATAAACTGTTACCAAAATCTAAAGTAAGAGAACTAGCTCTACCGTCTATGGTTGCTATTTTATTTTTTCTTAGTTTAACATTTGTGATATTAGATAGTAACGAAGTTTCAGTTCCGTCTATCTTACTTGTTAATTGTGAATGTCTAAACAATGTATCGAACCCTGAGAGTTCTGAATTGTCATAAGACAAAATAGATGCTCTTACTAATGTCTCTAATGCAGATTTTGTTTGAGATGTTTTAGTTGGATCATATTTGAAAGATGTTGATAATAATATTTGTAATATTTCTGCATCAATAATTTCAGGTCTTACTGTTAAGACACTTAGAGCAGATAGAGATTTTTTCAATCCATTCTTTTCTGCAGTTGTTAAATTGTTTGAAAATTGAGAAGGTTTTAAAGCTACATAAACTTTACCATACGCTGGAGGTGTGTTATCTTCACCACCCCATACTGCAATCGAATCTGCACCAGGATATAGTTCTTGTAATTTAGCTTTGTAATCTTGTACTGTAACTAATCTGTTTTGTGAAGTATAGAATTTGGATGCTGAAAATTTAATCTGATCTGTTGTCTCAATGTCTTTACCTGCTGACGCACTAATTGTATTTGTAAATGTAACATCAGAATTACCATTGATAGATGTTGCCATACTGAACACATTTGCTCCGTTAGCATGTAAGTTATCTGTTACTAGATATGATATAGAGATTTCATCTCCGTCTTTTGGAGATGCTCCGATTACACCGTCACCAAAGTATACTTCAAATAGACCTTCGTCATTCTCTTGAAGATAGTAAACTTTTGATGATGATTTAATACCTGTTAAATCCCCTGCTTTAGTCCATGATGTAACTATGTTATTTGAAGTTACATTAATATTTATTGTTGATGTATCTATGTTAGTATTCAACATAGGAAATCTTTGATTAGATACTTGACTACTATATCGATATATATCTGAAGTTAGTTTGCCTTGATTAATAGTTAAATCATTAAATACAAAAGTACCTGTTGTAGGTGTTATTGTTTTGTTTTCTAAAGAGATGAATGTAAATGATGAACCGTCAAATACTGTTGTGAATTCATGACCTCTATTAATTGTTAAACTTGAAGGTGTCTGTCCACCAACTGTAGGATTGTTGACTGTTAAATCAAAAGTAGCTTTAGCAGCTGTTCTTGATGAAGGTGTGTAACCTAATTCTTTTGCTCTTGATACAACATTCTTTCTTATCTGTGCTGTGTCTAAGAACATCTCTGACGCAACCATGTTTGCGTTGAATGCTGATGTATGAGCTGAGTATGCTAGTAAATCTACAAGTATAGATAAGTTAGAACCTTCAAAATCATAATCTTTAAGTGTACTCTGACCTTTAAGATATTCTTTTAAACTCGTTGATACATCATCAAAGTCTAAGTCTGTTATGTTAATATTTGAACTGTTTATTGTTGCCATTATCGTACTCTCTGTAATGCTATGTCTAATTGTTGTGGTAAAGGACTATTTGATATAGTAAAGAACATTGTTATGTCTATACTATTACCAGATTGATTTGCTATGACATCAGTTACATTTGCTCTTGGTTCATAGTTATTTATTAGACTAATTATGTCTTGTTCTAAGACAACTTGGTCTGTAGTAGTTGTACTTAACTCAAACAACATACCTCTTAAATTAATACCCAAACTTGGTTTAAATGGTCTTTCATATAAATTTGTTTGTAAGAGATTCTTAACACTTCTCTTAACAGCATTTATATCATATTTAAGAGTCAAGTCACCACTTTGAGGGTGTAAAGTCATATTGATATCGATATCAGTAAACCACCTTCGTGATACTCTCGAACTTTGGTTCTTACTATTAAATTGTGCCATATAGTTATTTATGTCGGAAGTACAGCTGTACTTGCCTCACCTACTGTTATATCTTTTGAAAAACTTAAATCGATTGTCTTAGGAAATCCTAAGATATTTAAGAAGTCACAAAATGTAAATGTTATAAACTCTACTATAGAACCCAATCCAATAGCTTCAAAAAATGCTGTAACTTTTTCCATCCATTTTGTAAGAAGATATCTTGGCCAGTTAACACCGAAGTCTCTAGCTCCTTCCATCAATCGTTCTATTTTTCCTTCAGCGGACTCAACTTTTTCTGTAATCTCACCACCAATCAATGATAATAAATCAAAACCTGCCAAATTAATTTTTTCTAACTCCTCTATCAACTCTCCGTAAGTAGCATCTTTCTTTTTTTTCCATGCATCAGTTATTTTTTGTAATATTGATTCTACATCTAAGTCAACTAGAGGAAGTGGTATATCTGGTAACCCTAGAGTATCCCATATTTCTTTGAACAATTTAATCAATGCTGTAAATGCATCAGCCAATAATCCTGTCATACCACCATTAATCTTACTACGAATGTATGACCATATTCCTTCAGCCTTAAGTTCTGGATTTTCAATTCCAAACTCTCCGTCCCAGAACTTATATGACTCTGGTAACATATCATAAAACTTATCAAGTTCTTCACCAATTTGTGTTTTGACTTTAGTTATTTCTTCTGATGTAAATATTTTTAGTATATCAATCTCTATACCTAGAATAGTCAACTCAAAACTTACAGGGACTAGTTTACTAATTAATTCTAGTATCTTTTGTTGAACATACATAGGATAATCTTGAGTTAGTCTTGTAATCATTATCTCCCATTCTATTTCGGGTATTGATAATGATTTAAACTTTGGGTCGTATATAGATAATATCTCTCTGACTTCATCTAATATATCTTGAATTTTTTCAGCAACTTCTGTTTGTCCAGCTGCAATCAACTGAGAGGGGAGATTAGCCAACTGACTAAACATATTGACAAGATTACCTTTTGTTGGTAGAATAACTTTAGGACACTCAAGAGGAGGTATCGTTATAGGTGTTACTTTGAAAGTTGTATCAACCATTATTAATCACCTGTAAGATAGTTCGTTACTGTACTAATGGCTCCAGTAACAGCACTAGTGATATTTGATAAAGTCTCTTTAGCTTTTTCAAGAGGATCATCAATGTCATCTAAAATACTACTTACAGAGTTTTTAGGTGAACGACCTGAATTCAGATTTATCTTCGGTGCTATCATATTAATATTACCTTTTGATGTAAGATTAGTCTCTCCACCAACTTCCATATTAAGATCACCATCTATCTTTACAGTAACTCCACCACTCACAACAACATAGTCATCTCCTAATATAACTGAGTATTTGTTTTTAACTACCTTCTCTATATAGTTTCCGTCTTTGTCTATCTCAACTCTCGTACCCTTTCTATGGTATAAATGTATTCTTTCTTTGTCTGGTGTATCATCTAATTCTAATACATGACCTGATTCAGTTTCATGAACATGATTGAATGGATATATAGGATCAACATAACCTCGTTTTGGTTCACCAGTAACAGTTTCAATAATAGGATATGTTTTATCGTCATAATCTCTAGCTAACACATTGACATCAGAGGTACCTAAGTAATCTATCTTAGGGTAAGTATCACCTTTAGTCTTTCCGTCGCGTCTAGGTGACTTGTCGAGCGCTAGAGTCAATCCATAACCTCTGACGATATGTTTAGGTGAAGGTCCGTCTGGTGTACCTTTATATGATGAATCAGATTCTAATCTTGGATCATTGAATCCTTCTAAAGTTGTTCTTTCTATTTTAGTAAAACTTCTTGTACCTTTATCATCTATACTTTCGTCTATTCTATGAAAGGATTGTGGTACCCCAATAAATGACCCGATAACTACAGGTGCTTGCATGTTTGCATCATCTCGATAGAACCCCATTACTGAAGACCCTTCAACAAGTCCGTGTGTCGAAGTTCCTAATCCTGAGAGTGACGGTGAAGTTGTAGGCATCATTACATCAGACCAAGGTAAATCTGGTGTTGCTATTAATTGTTTATCATGTGAATGAGCGCCATGTATTCTAACACGAACTCTGTTTAAAAACAAAGGATCATTTCTATCTTCAACAACACCTGTAAACCAAGTGAATCCCTCTCTACCCTGATACATCATTTAACTGTGTCTCCATACTCAATCTCGGTTGTCTCAATATTATTGAGAACCGAATCTTTAATACATTTAATATTAGTTGTACATTCTTTAGGTGTTAACGACCACATAATTTCTGTAATTAAATGTCTACCATTATAGAACTTAGGTTGAACTTCTCGTTCACCAGGTCTTACTGAAGGTATATCAAGATTGATTACTTGACCTACAGATATATCTGTTCGAGCAGATAAGACAACATTAAGTGTATGATAATTCAATAATTGTTCTGCAGCATTTCTAAATTGATTTGAACCTAAATGTGTGAAATGATCTGCTTGATGAATTTTATCTTTTGAATCATTAACAAAAGATGAATCACTTGTTAACATGTGCATACTGTCTGAGTAATCACTAATAGCTTTACCTTCTTCTGATCCCATAATACTAACATCTCCTTCATCAGCAGCAGAACCAATATATAATGTTTCTTTTTGTGTACGAACAAATGCGTGTGGGTCAATAGAATCACCCTCACCACCAAAATGTTTTTCTAGGAAACTGTATGTCTTTTCAGTATAGAATTTATATGTGTTATCAATAGTTGTTTGTTTAGATGCAAATAATCCTGTAACAATTCCTGTTAATACATCTGCATGTTGTTTGATTGCGTAAGCTAGTATTCTTCTACCCATACCAAGTTTGGTATCTGTGCTATCATAAGGTTCATCTTTATCACCACCAGATGATTCTGAAAAAGTAAATGGTCTTCCACCAGCGTAGTCAACACTCATCATACTTTTTAATGATTGTAATCTGTATCCACCTGTAGCTGTTTGATACCAAAAGAATGAATCTTGTAGACCACTGTTTGCGTCTACACCTTGTGCTTGCTTACATAACCAATTTATGGTATAATTAACAGTCCAGTTAGGTATGACAACATGATAATTATCACCTTGAGATTTTTCTCGTACTTCAAAGTATGGTTCTAGTTTAGAATCTTTAGGATCATTAACTATTCCTAAATGTTGTTCAGCAAGATGTGCTGCTAAATCAGTCATAGAACCTCTTAACGCTTGACTTATTCTTTTTCTTTTTGACTTTATTAGTTCTGGAGAACAAAAACTTATTCTCATTACTTGAGAACTAGCATCAACTCGACTTACATTATCTATTTTATATATTCTAAATATTTGATCTATAGTATCATCATCATGTGTAGATGTACTCTTAATACCAGTAGGTTGTCTGAATCTTATTCTTAATGATTCTTGACCGAATAGTTTTCCGTTTTCTAAGAATGATATTGAATCAGCTATAACCATTTCACCTAACAAGAAGTTTCTTTTAATTGATTCATAAATATTACATGTTAACATAAGACTACGAATATCAAATCCGTCACCTTCATTATTTACTAATGTTAATACTTCTAATTCATAACTACTAGGGTTAGAACTGTCTACACTTACTGCCATAATTAATCTCTTACTAATTCACTAAATTCTTTTATAACTTTACCTATATACTGTGGTTCAATATATCTTATTAAAAACTTTTCTTCATTAACATCTCTTTCATACTGTACATTAGATACTGCTGTATTATCTGTTGCAACTGTTGTTTGAAATCCATTTGAAGTTTTATAATGATGAGCTGCATCTTGTTCAGTCAATACAGAAGTTACTGTAAATGATTTTAATGAATCAGAACCTACTACAGTACTATTAGTAAATATACCTGATACACTATTTAATGTTATTCTATTATGTGTTGGATTGACATCAGTTACAATACCTGAAGCACCTGAAGTTGCCTGTGTTACTGTCTCTCCTAATTGAAACTTACTAGATACAAGAGTATCATGATTAAATGAAACTATGTCTGTAGATGACGATGCTGATAATACTATACCTGAATACTTTCTATCAATAAATTTATTAAAAGTTACTTGAGACTTTGGCCAATCGTTGAAGTCTTGAAGATTCTCATTAACTAAAAAGAAAGTCCAATACAATGTTCCGTCACCATATATCTTAGATGCTGTTGCATCAGGTCTTTCACCGTCTGTTATTCTGTAATAATTATATCCTGATATACCTTCTTGTAAATAACTCCACACGGATACTTTACGAAATAAATCTTTAGCTTTGTATAACTTTCCGTCACTCTTGAAATCATAGTTAATATTTGGTATGTGTTTAAAAAATCCTTGTGACATTATGTATTATCCTCCGCAGCTTTTGCTTCTGCCGCTCTTGCTGCCGCAGTAATTGCTTCTGCTTGTGATGCATCATCTACAGCACTAGCTGCAATACCTTGAATATCTTTATCAGAACCACCTTCTTGAGTTTGTTCTCTAGCAGTACCTGTTTTATTAGTAAATGCCGCAACTCTTGAATCAAATTTGTCTCTATCTAATGTTACTACTTCAGAAAATGATAAAGATATACCTACACCTGAAGGTGCGCCGTCTATCATTCTTTGAGAACCATTCAAACCATAATTTACATCAACTCCTGTCAATACTGATACCATAGGATAATCTATCCAATTTTTCATGGGTCCGTGATATCTAATTGCCCATTCATTTGGAAATGTGTATATTCTTTTATTAGCACCTGTTGTTCCTGGCAGTGCTGATTTTTTAAATGCGTATGCAATTTCTCTAATGACTTCAGAATCAGATTGTGTTTCAGGATATAATTCAAATGAGTATGAATAAGTTCTCATGTCAACACCTGAGAACATCTGGAACTTCATAGGATTGACTGTTTTACCTGCTGCGGCTTTTAGTATTTTACCTGCATCGACATTGTCCAACATTATTTGTTTTATTTCACTCATGTCAGCAATACCTCCAGCACCACCGAACATTTTACTAACAACGGCATCTGCTATACTTTTTTCACCTTCTGCATAAGATACTGATACAGCATCTGTCATATCAGTAGGTACATATAAGAAGATATCATAATTAACTTCTCCTGCTTCTGTATTTTTTCTTTTTAAAGAACGAAAATGAATATAGTTCTGTAGATTGCCAGACTCGTTGTTTTCAGTTCTCCAATCTGTTGGAAATTGCATTTTTTTAAATTGAGGAGGAGCATCTTGTGGATTTTCTCTCCCAGCACCATTAAGAACGGATGCTCGAGCTTCTCTGTTCGTACCTTTCATCTCCATGACTTCTTTTGATATTGCAGGTATATTAGATGTACGAATACCTGTAGCACCTGTAAGTAAGTCACTTAAACCGTCTGATATTCTTTGGTCGAATGAATTTGAGATGTTAGAAAGACTTCCTAACCTACCTGATAGTTTATCTGCGAAAGAGTTAATATCTCCTGATACTGAACCCACATAATTGCTTAATGCTTTTCTTGCTTTTTTAAATGCCATAATTCCGTGTTCTCTATTGTAATATATACTGTATAGTTATTTATGTCTTATAAAGGAAAGTTTAGACCGAAGAATCCAAATAAGTATAAAGGTAACCCTAGTAACATTATTTATCGTTCTCTTTTGGAGCGCAGATTCATGGTGTACTTGGACAACAATCCTTCTATACTAAAATGGAGTTCTGAGGAAATCATCATACCGTATGTCTCACCGATAGATAATCGCGTGCATAGGTATTTTCCAGACTTCTTTATGAAGTACAGAAACGCAAAAGGTCTGATAGTAGAAGAATTAATTGAAGTGAAACCTC